TTGGTATTGGGTTTAACGATCCTACTGATTGGATCAGTACAGGCAACTACGCCCTAAACTATCTTATCAGTGGAGACTTTTTCAAAGGCATTCCACTGGGCAAAGTCACAGTGTTTGCCGGTGAAAGCGGTGCTGGAAAGAGTTATATCTGTTCTGGCAATATTATTCGCCATGCTCAAGAACAAGGAATTTATGTCGTTCTTGTAGATACAGAAAACGCACTGGACGAAAAATGGTTACTGGACTTGGGTGTTGATACGCACGAAGATAAACTGCTCAAACTCAATATGGCCATGATTGACGATGTAGCCAAAACTATCCATGAGTTTATGAAAGAATACAAACTCATGCCGGCAGAAGAACGACCCAAAGTTCTTTTTGTCATTGATAGTTTGGGCATGTTGCTGACTCCAACTGACGTTAATCAATTTGAAGCAGGAGACCTAAAAGGTGATATGGGCCGTAAGCCTAAAGCACTAACCGCACTTGTTCGTAACTGTGTTAATATGTTTGGTAGTCATAATGTAGGATTGGTTGCTACTAATCACACATATGCTAGCCAAGATATGTTTGATCCTGACGACAAAATTTCAGGTGGTCAAGGCTTCGTTTACGCAAGTTCTATCGTGGTTGCCATGAAAAAACTTAAACTCAAAGAGGATGAGGATGGTAACAAAGTTAGTGATGTGTTAGGTATTAGATCGGCCTGTAAGATCATGAAAACTCGTTATGCTAAACCTTTTGAAACTGTCCAAGTTAAAATTCCTTATTCGACCGGAATGAGTCCTACTAGCGGGCTTGTTGATTTATTTGAAAAACTAGGCATATTGACAAAGAGCGGAAATAAGCTACAATATGTCAGTAAAAAGACCGGAGAAATCGGCTCTGAATTTAGAAAAAATTGGACAGAAGATAAATTAATGACAATCATGCTGGAATGGGATAATTCGGCTTTGACTATTCCACTAGCAACGGTTGAAACCACGGAGGAATCGTAATGGAAGAAGATGTTATCATTGGAATTTGGGACACTTTTAAGGAATATGTTCCGGAAAAAAATCGTGAAAATGCGGCAGCACAGTTCATTGATTTTCTTCTCGGTCGTGATGTAGAATTAAGCGTTATCGAAAATCTAGCAGGGTTCGATCCCCATCTTGATTCAGCTATTGAATTGGTAGTTGATGAAGAAGGAGGTTATGACTCCGAGGACGATGAGGAAGATCGGGATTGTTACGAGGAAGATGAGGATTATTGATGACATGGTATTCAAAGGTCAGCAGGGACCTTGCTGCCCTGCCTGACTGTATAGAATATTTTTATCAAGAATTAACTCATGCTAAAATTGAATCAAAAATTTCTGGTAATATAGAACGAGCTTCTGCTGCTCTCCCCGGAATCGTTGAGCATAGGTTTAATCAACTTCAAGAAATTGAGGCCATATTAGAATTTCTCAACATTGAATTACGTAGGATTCGCAGCAGGATCTTTAAAAAATATCTGGAAAACTATCAAAGAGCATTGAGCAGCAGAGATGTAGAAAAATATGTAGATGGTGAAGATGATGTTGTTGATATGGAAAAAATTATCAATGAATTTGCCATGCTACGTAATCAATGGTTAGGCATTATCAAGGCCATTGATATCAAACAGTGGCAATTGAGTAACATTATCAAATTAAGAACCGCTGGTTTAGAAGATATCAGTTTGTAACACCGAGGGGAATTGACTTCCCCTCGTTTTTTCTGTATAATAGCAATATGGATATCGAATCTTTAATTCTTTTTCTTTCTCATAACGTCATGGTTAATAACATGACCACTTGGGATTTCAATTTGGTTAGTAGTTTTAGCGATCAAATCAGTCAAGGGAAAGCCTTGACTCAGAAACAGGCCAATATTGCAGTAAAAATTTTAAAAAAACATGTTATTGCAATGAGTTCTGCATTATCAAAAGATATTATGCCATATTTGAATACTCCGGTATTTAGATACCCCATAAGAATTGCAAATTCTACAAAAAAAATATCAATTGCCCAGCATAAAGATCATGGAAAAATTATAAAAGTGGAATTTCCGTTCGATGATAGTATTATTACCAAAATTCGATCAGCAAAATCTCAATTAAATTTAGCAATTTGGGATGCGGAAGAAAAATATTGGATTTTTTCTGTTGATGCAAAAAATATTGATTTTTTATCTGTCTTGGGCACTGAGAAAAAATTTGAATTTTGTGAAGAATTTGCAAATTACGCTGAACGGGTAGAAGAAATCAAAAAAAATGTTGAAAAATATGTGCCCATGGTTGTGATTGAAAATGAAAAATATAAATTTATCAACATTCCTCCTTCTGTTCCTCAGCTCGATTCTAAAAATTTAACGGAATCACTATTTTTGGCAAGAAAACTGGGGATCTTTACCTGGTCAGATGCAGTTGAACAACAACTGCAAAGTATTGACATCGACCCTCTGGTTAGAAAATTTTTAAAATATGATACCAAAGATCATTTTATTCTCAGCCTGGAAGAAAATACTGTTTATTGTCTAAAAAAACTGCTAAAATACCTTACCCCCTGTATTTTCTTTATTCCAGGTGGTCGAGAATTTGACGTCACAGAACAAGTTATTGATATTTTACGAAGCATGGACATTAAGGAAGAAGAGATCTCGGTGCTTTTTAGGCTACCATCAGAACACGGTAAAGAATTTAATGATTACGTGCGAGAAAATGGACTAAATTCACCGCTAACAGCAAAAACTCGTGCAGTACTGATCAGTCAGAAAATCCCCAAACCAGTGATCGAGTCAAAAATTCATTTTCATTGCGTTGTAAATTTCAGCAACTTTCAAACACATTATTCATCTAGAGATTTTTTGAACACACAGTCAAATATTATTGAAGTTTGGGATAAAACTCCTAAATCAAACGTTCTAAAAGAAATTAATTTTTGGGAATTATGAGCAAAACAGCACATCTTAAAATACTTGATGAAGTCAATTGTAAATTTCTAAATTTAGATTTAGACACTCGCAAGGCGTTGGTTAAAAAATTCAAGTATGAGGACCCTACGGCCAGATATAGGCCCAGTTATCGACTAGGAAGATGGGATGGCAGCATCAACTTTTTTGGTCTAGGTGGAACCACCTATATCAGTATGCTGGAACAGGCTCTGTCGTTCCTTGAAGAACGTAATTACTATATTGAGGTAGAAGATCTAAGGACCAGTCCTCCCCTAGAATTCACCAAAATTTCTGAAGATTTTTGGGGAGATTTAGCCTGGCCTAAAGGACACGTAATGGAGGGGAAACCAATCCGATTACGTGATTATCAATGTACTGTGATCAATAATTTTTTAGATAATCCACAATGTCTGCAGGAAGTGGCCACCGGTGCAGGCAAAACTATTATTACCGCAACATTGGCAAAAATCTGTGAAAAATATGGTCGAACTATAACCATTGTGCCCAACAAAAGTCTTGTGGAACAGACCGAAGAAGATTTTATCAACTGCCAATTAGACGTAGGTGTTTATTATGGGGACCGTAAAGATCTCAATCGAACACATACTATTTGCACCTGGCAAAGCCTAAATATTTTAGACAAAAAATCGCATGATGATACAGAATTATTAACACTAGCAGAATTTTTAGATGGCGTTCAAACTGTGGTAGTTGATGAAGTTCATATGGCCAAAGCCGATGTACTAAAAAAACTACTGACACAAAATCTAAGCCAGGCTCCAATTCGTTGGGGGTTAACTGGAACCATACCTAAAGCCGAGCATGAGTATCAAGCACTACGGGCCAGCCTAGGAGATGTGATAAATCGTGTCAGTGCCTATGACCTACAACAACGCGGCGTCCTTAGTGATTGTCATGTAAATATTGTGCAGACCGCTGAATGGAAAGAATTTGGGGGCTACCAAGAAGAATTGAAATATTTGGTTACTGATGAAAACAGAATGACCTATATTGCCAATATGATCAAGAAGATTACTGAGTCAGGAAATACCCTGGTATTGGTAGATAGAATTGAAAGTGGCAAATTTCTCATTGAACAGATCCCGGATGGAGTATTTGTATCAGGGGAAGTTAAAACTAAGGATAGGAAAGAAGAATATGATGAAATCAAAACTGCCGATAATAAACTTATCGTGGCCACTTATGGCGTTGCTGCCGTTGGGATTAATATCCCCAGGATTTTTAATTTGGTCTTGCTGGAACCAGGAAAAAGTTTTGTCCGAGTTATTCAAAGCATTGGACGAGGAATTAGGAAAGCAGACGACAAAGACAGTGTCCAAATCTGGGACATAACCGCAGCTACCAAATACGCCAAAAGACATCTTACAGAACGCAAGAAATTTTATAAAGATGCTCACTATCCATTTACAATAGAAAAGGTAAAATACCAATAATGCAGATACTTACGCTTGAAGACCGAATGTTCAGTCTAAATGAACTACCTGAAGAAATAGAACATGACCTGAGATTTGCTGTGCTAGACAATAGCGACAGTAGCAATCCTGACTATTTTTTTGTTCCTTTGATTTTTTTAGAAAGTTTTACAGGACCCGCTGTGGTATTAAAAATCGGACCACATGAAATTACCATGCCACTAGATTGGTGTACTATTGTAGGAGATACTGAAGGGCTTGAAATGGAAGTGCTGCCTTTGACTAGCCTTAACGACAGAGGATTCAAAACATTCTGCTTTAATCCATTGAGCAGTTATCGTCCAGAATTTTTAGATATTGATATTGTTGATGTATATCAAGATGTCAAATGGTATTTCCCCAAAATGAAACCTGGCCAACTTCTTTGCACTCCCTTACATGAAGGAGACAATCCTCTCTGTGCCTATTTTGTCAAAGAAGTCAGCCGTCAAAGTGAATTGATCAGTTATACACAGGCTTGGTAAAAATGATCTATGCTCATAAATCTCAAGATGCTAGTGTAAGCCTACGAAGAGAAAATTTAATCGAGGAGATTAGAGAAAATCAACTATGGGGTAATATTCATCGAGCAGCCCTTACCAATCCTGCTTTACAAGAAGCCTTAGAGCGTGTTAAAATAATATACTACCTGAGTAAAGACAATGGCCGCAGCAAAACCTAAAAAGAAAAGAGAACTAGACCTCAATAGGGTGTTGTCTGCGATTGACTATAAAAATTATGATTTTTACAATTCATTGAATGAGAAAGAACTTAAAGAATTCAGCCCTTATGCACTGATGAGTTTTTCCAGTAATAGGTCTCATAATATTCCAGATGTAGAAGAATGGTATGTTGAGACTACCAATGAATTTGTGAATAAAAATCACTGGCAATTTGGGTCACGTCATAAAGAACTATTGTGGAAATTGTATGCAGCAACAGGAACCGGAGAGAAAACGGCCTATCAATATCTCAAACCATTAACAGTTGGCATTGATCGTTTTGAAAAATTACTGTGTGATCTTTATCCTGCCTGGAAAATTGAAGATGTTAAATTACTAGCCAGTTTAATGACTCGAGAAGACCGACATGATCTGTTTGACAAAATGGGATTTGATGCAAAAGAAAGAAAAGAGTATGAGTAAACTGCTGTTGGCTCAACCCTTCAAATGTATGCATTGCGATAAAAGTTTTATGAAAGAAAAAACTTCGCTGGCTCATATGTGTGAAAGAAAAAGGCGTGCCTTGCAGGAAAAAGAAAAACGTGTGCAGGCCGGATTTGTGGCATTTAATAGATTTTGGAAATTGACACAAGGTGCTAAAAAATCCAAGACCTACGAGGAATTCTGTGATAGCAGTTATTACAATGCCTTTGTAAAATTTGGCAGTTTCGTTAACAACGTAGATCCTCTTTATCCAGATAGATTTGTTGACTATGTAATCAAAAGCGGTATAAAATTAGATCATTGGTGTCGTGATGAATTGTATGATCGGTACCTCTATGAAATGATCAAACTGGAATCTGTGGAAGATGCTGTTCGAAGAAGTCTGCAGACCATGATGGAATGGGGTGATGAACACAACGCAAATTTTGCACATTATTTTAATTATGTAAGCCTGAGCCGAGCAGTACATGATATCAAGAATGGTAAAATTACTGCATGGCTTATTTTAAATAGCCAATCGGGAAAAAACATGATCAGTAAAATGAGCGATGAGCAACTGGATATGATTGCTCCGGCGTTTGATATTCAATTTTGGTTAAAGAAATTTAAGGAAACTCCGGCAGACGTTGCCCTAGTAAAAGAAATTGTTGAAGAGGTAGGAATAGAATGAGACTAGATGGGTTTGTAGAAAAGGGGTGGGGATATGAAAATATATGGGCCACTAACGACAAGTACTGCGGCAAATTGATGAAATTCAATACTGGTGCTCAATTCAGTATGCATTTTCATTCAGCGAAAGATGAAACCTGGTATGTGTTAGATGGTAAATTCACTGTGAGATTCATAGATACTACTACCGCTAAAATCAGTGAGCTATTACTGAATCCTGGAGATGTTTGGCACAATCCTCCGCTGCTGCCCCATCAACTGTATTGTATAGAAGAAGGAACTATCATCGAATTAAGCACCGCTGATAGTGTTGAAGACAACTATCGAGTCCTGCCAGGAGACAGTCAACGATGAACACAAAAGTATTTGTTAACGGCACCTTTGACATACTGCACATAGGTCATTTAGCACTTCTAGAATATGCATTCAGTCACGGGGAAAAGTTGACAGTTGCCATAGACAGTGATCGTCGTATTCGTGAATTGAAAGGGATCGATAGACCCATAAACAACCAGCAAGACCGTAAAACCATGTTAGAATGTCTGTATATGGTTGACGAGGTATATGTTTTTGACACCGACGAAGAATTAGTAGAATTGATCAAACAACACTGTGATATAATGGTCAAAGGCAGTGATTATCAAGGACGACCTATTATAGGTTCAGAATATTGCAAAGAAATAAAATTTTATGAACGAATTGAAAAATACTCAACCACAGAAATCATTCAACGTATTGCTAATCGGCGATAGTTGTATTGATGAATATTTCATAGGTACCTGTGACAGACTTAGTCCTGAAGCACCTGTACCTGTTATGAAAATCAACAATCACTATACCACTCAAGGTATGGCTTCTAATGTGAAGAATAATTTTGCTAGTCTGGGAATAGAGGTTGATTTTATCACTAATGAGTCAGCAATTACCAAGACTAGATATATTGATCAAAGATCGGGGCAACATCTGTTAAGGGTAGATGACGAACCTTACCTTCCAGAATGGTCTGGCCATATTACACATCCTTTGACAAATTATGATGTTGTAGTAATTTCAGATTATGACAAAGGTTTTATCACCTACGAACACGTAGAAATCATTATCAAAGAATGTCATTGCCCTGTATTCATCGACAGTAAAAAAACTAACCTAGCCAGATTCGAAGGAGCATTTGTAAAAATCAACAACAAAGAATTCAGTCTGGCCAAAACATTTTGCTCAAACATAATTACAACCATGGGAGATCAAGGTGCCAGATATAATGGTAAAATTTACCCAGCACCTAAGGTAGGACTGGTAGATGTCTGCGGAGCGGGAGATACTTTTTTGGCAGCATTGGTATACCAATATCTAATGACTTCTAGCGTAGAAGAAGCTATACTGTTTGCCAACAAGGCGGGAGCTGTGTCTGTTCAACATCAGGGAAACTACTCCCCTAGACTAGAAGAAATAAATGGATATTGATTTAGATTTTGCGGACAGATCAAAAATACTTGACATTGTTCAGCATGTCCCTGCTTCCAGATTAGAAGATGGTGTTTTTAAAAAACACAATACAGGAGTCTATTGCCATACCATTCCCTACAACCCTATTACTGGGCTCAGCAACATTGACTATAAAACGGCAGAAGGTAGAGGATACTTTAAGATAGATTTCCTCAATGTCAGTGTCTACCGAGATGTTAAAGACAATCAACACCTTGAACAATTGATGTCAACTGAGCCTTTATGGGATCTATTAGAACAAGACGAATTTGTCGATCTCCTATTTCACGTCAATGGTCATGGATCGACTTTACGACAAATGAAACCAAGAAACATAGAACAATTAGCTGCCGTACTGGCTATGATCAGACCAGGAAAAAAACATCTGATCGGTCAAGATTGGAACAGTGTGATGAAGGAAATTTGGATCAAACCAACGGGTGATGAATACTACTTTAAAAAGGCTCATGCCATCTCCTACGCTATGGTAGTCATGGTACATATGAATCTTATCTGCGAGTCACTCAGCTACGAGTATTCTTAAAGACCTTTAAGATTTCTAACCAGCTGAATGCTTTTTCTTTTAATTCGTTTTTCAGCAATCTCGCTGAGATTAATTGTGGGCCCAAATATAATTTTAGTGTCTTTAGAATTAAAAGTCTTAATGTAAGTACGAAATGCAATCATTTCTTTTTTTAAAAATATATTAATAGGTATTTTACGATTGCTTTCCCACCACCAAACTTCGCCTAGCTCTAATAATAATTTTCTAGTGTCTTCGTCTATGATCATTCCTAGGTCATAGATACTGGTCACATATGAATCGGCATTAAGTATGATTCCTACATACTCTTTTTCGTTTGACTTGACGCACGATATAAAGGGAAAGTTAACTTGAAATTGATCTTTCATCCAGGGTTCAATAAATATTAGTATGCAAAAATTACCAATCTATTTATATCAGAATATTCTCAATGTAATTTTAGACAGAGATGCCACTGTTAAGGGAGTTAACCAGGTCATGTATCAACGAGATCTCATTATACAAAAAGGTATTAAAAATCAAGTTAGAATTCAGTTTAAAAATAGCGATGAAAAAAGAATTTCTATTTCTACTGCATCGACTTACGTTTTCAGCATGTTTGACGCTATTGATCAAAGATTATTAATTGAAAAACCTTTACAAGTATTACCTGAAACAACTAGCACTCGTGGGGTGGCAGTATTGACATTGACAGAAAGTGATACAGTTGATCTAGATAGAACTAGCTATCAATATAGCGTTAAAATGCTAGACAGTGACGGTAGTTATTTGCCTGCGTATACTAATACCTATTATGGAGTAGCAGGCACCCTAAGACTCAATCAAGATACCTATCCTGTATTACAGCCCAGTGTTTCTATCACAGCATTAACCAAAGCCTTTAATCTAGGTATATCTCTATACGAGCATACTACAGGTAACATCTACGCCCAACCGGAATTTAACGGCAACAGTGCATTACATACCATAGCCTTTTATCTCACAGCCTATCGTGGAACCATAATTGTAGAAGGCACCTTGGAAAACACCCCAGGATCAGGTGTAAATTATGCAGTCATCAGCAGTACACCCTATACAGGGTTCAGCGGAATAGATTATCAAAATTTCAACGGAGTCTATTCTTACATCAGAGTTATACACATTCCAGACCAGGCACCAGGAGGCATAGACAATGACGATCCTTCCTACTACGGCAGTGTTGACAAAATCTTGTACAGAAGCTAAAATAGCTAGATGCAAGGTCTACACACAGCTATTCTAGCTCTACTTCCGGCTCGCCGTAAAACCACCCCCAGTGGCTGGACGGGGTTTAATGCACCCTGCTGTCATCATCGAGGACATAGCAACGATACCAGACAGCGTGGAGGAATTTTGCTGACTCCAGAGGGCGGATTTACTTTTCACTGTTTTAACTGCAACTTCAAAGCAGGTTGGAGCCCGGGTAAACTGTTGAGCCAAAATACCCGCAGTTTGTTTTCTTGGTTGGGCATGAGTCCACAGGAAATTCAAAAAATCAACTTGACTGCAATGAAGCAGCAGAGCATGGAAAAGACTCTACCCGGCCTAAATTTTGAACTAGAACAGAGGGCGTTGCCGGGAGATGCTAGACCACTGGCTCAATGGCCCGAGGAAGCAGTAGAATCAATCAAACAGTATATCCTAGATCGGGGATTAGGGCTAGATTGGTACCCATGGCATTGGACAGACGAAAAAGGCTATGCTGATCGTGTGCTGATACCTTTTTATCACATGGGCAAGATTGTGGGCTATACGGCTCGTAAAATTACATCAGGTAAGCCCAAATATCTTACACATAGCCAACCAGGCTATGTGTTCAACATGGATCGACAGACTGACTACTATGACAGGCACTATATCATAGTGGTAGAAGGACAAATGGATGCCATAGCCATAGACGGCGTGGCTATAATGAGCAATGATGTCAATGCCACACAGGCAGCTAGAATTTCTGCAGTCAACAGACAGGTCGTTGTGGTTCCTGATCGAGATCGAGCAGGTGCCAAACTGATCACAGCCGCATTAACTCATGAATGGTCAGTGAGCTTGCCACCGTGGGGCGACGATGTCAAAGATACAGCAGATGCGGTCAAGAAATATGGTAGACTATATACACTGACCACTATTCTGCACTACCGCGAAACAAATAAGATAAAAATACAACTGATGAAACGACAATTAGAGAGGCTTGATGAATAAACCTGACTATAACCTAGAAGTACAAAAACTCTATCTGGAGATGTTTCTGTCCGATGCAGAATCATTTGCTCGATGTCAAAACATATTTGATCCGGAAAATTTTGATAGGCGGCTACAGGAGCAGGCCAAGTTCATCAACGACTATGTAGACAAGTACAAGGTCATGCCAGACGCGGCCATTATCAATGCAGCCTTAGGCTGCGATCTAAAAACTGAAGTCTTGCCCAAAGAGCACTATGATTGGCTATTGGACGAATTTGAGCGATTCAGCAGACACAAAGGCCTTGAACGTGCCATTCTCAAATCAGCTGACCTGCTGGAAAGTGGCGAGTATGGTCCTGTAGAAAAGCTGATCAAAGATGCCATACAGATCAGCTTGAACAAAGACATGGGCACTGACTACTTTGCTGATCCTCGTGGTAGACTGGGTCTGCTCAAAGACAGCAACGGACAGATTTCAACTGGCTGGCCCACCGTAGACAAAAAACTCTATGGCGGATTTAATCGAGGTGAGCTCAATATTTTCTGTGCGGCTTCAGGTGGGGGCAAAAGTCTGTTTCTGGCCAATCTGGGTGTAAACTGGGCCATGGCCGGACTTAATGTCATATACTTGACCTTTGAGCTTAGTGAAGCACTGGTAGCCATGCGATTAGACAGTATGGTCACTGGCATCTCAACTCGTGAGATTTTTCGCAGCATTGACGAAGTAGAACTCAAAGTTAAGATGGCCGGAAAACGAGCGGGAAGTGTACAGATCAAGTATATGCCCAGTGGGAAAAATTGCAACGATATTCGTGCCTATTTGAAAGAATATCAGGTCAAAAAAGGTCAAAAACCTGACGTTTTGTTAATAGATTACTTGGATTTGATGATGCCTTTAAGCGTGAAGGTGTCGCCCAGTGATCTGTTTGTTAAAGACAAATATGTGTCGGAAGAGATTCGTAACCTAGCAATGGAAACACAGTGTATTACTGTAACGGCCAGTCAGTTGAATCGAAGTGCGGTGGAGGAGATTGAATTTGATCACAGCCACATCAGTGGTGGACTATCCAAGATCATGACGGCAGACAATGTGATTGGTATCTTTACGTCACGTGCTATGAAAGAGCGAGGACGCTATCAAATACAGTTTATGAAAACTCGCAGCAGCAGTGGTGTAGGTCAAAAGGTTGATTTGGAGTTCAATGTGGAAACACTGCGTATACTTGATCTAGGAGAGGACGGTGAAACTGCTGCTAGTCCCAGTCTTCCTACCAGCAGTGTTTATCAAGGCCTAAAACGTACCAGTACAACTACCGCAGAACCAAATCCCACTGTGGGTTCACCGGTGCCTCGAGCTAAACCTCAGGCTAAATCGGGTGCTGATATTAGAAACATGCTGGCCAGTCTCAACGCAGAACGAGACTAAAACCAGGAGGCGATCTGCTGTCGTGCATGTGATTCAATCACATGATGCCACTGCTCTTGGCCGTCTAGACCAAATACCAGGTCAAGGTCTGCAGGCACAGTACTCCAACTATGTGCTAGATCATGCCAAGGGGCATCTCCTGATATTTCACCCTCTAGGTGTCCAGGAGGCCATTTTAGGAATCCAGCTATGGCACGATAGTGTTGTGGACCTTCACCTGCTGCAATGGCGGCCAACACACTGACGTCATTGCTGAGTCCTAGACAGTCGTTAATAGCGGTAGTGGTAGGAGACGTCCAATCTAGGCTGTGCAGCATCATGATACGATTGGTGTTTTCGCCACCTCCCATGTACAGGGGTTGATCTACATCCAAGGTCAAATCCATGTTGCTCATTACCGAGGCCAGTGTGCTGCCATTGTTCAGCTGTTTGTTGATCTGTAGACCCAGACTGCCGGTGTGATCTTGATCTATGACCAATACAACTCCGTGACTGAGGAATCCCTTGGCTCGTTTAGGATGTGCGGCCAGTAAATGACCCTGATAATTTTCTATGTCTTCCATAATGATATTTACACAAATAAATACCAATTATGCTGATTCGAGAATTCATTAGCCCGGGCATAGAAGCCCACCCCGAACTTAACAGTCTTTTGTGGTCTGATCAAGGTCAGTTAGATCCCATGGTCAGATCTCATTTGATTAAAATTGCCAATCATTTCAAACGATTTGTAGATCTAGATTTTGAAGTATTGGACCTGCAGATCACCGGGGGACAGACTGGCCGATATTGGACCAAGCACAGTGACCTAGACCTGCACCTGATCACTGACTACTCCAGTATCGACTGCGATCAAGAGCTGGCCGAACTGTTTGACACCAAACGGCTGTTGTACAAGCAGCAGCACAAGATTACCATACGCGGTATCCCGGTGGAACTTTACGTAGAAGACAGTAGAGAACCTGCCGTGGGCGGAGCCTATAGCCTGATCCGAGACCAATGGGTGCGACCCAGTACAGAACCACGAGGTCCTCTAGATCTTGATCGTGTGGCACAGTATGCGGCTCGTTGGCAACAGATCATACAGGCCACTACAGCGATCAATGACATTGACCAGGCTCGCAAAGTCATGTCAGTGTTAAAGGATTATCGTCGCAAGGGCCTGGCTCGTAGCGGTGAATATGGTGTGGCCAATTTGGTGTTCAAGAGCCTACGCAATTCTGGACTAGTAGATCAGCTGCGACAGCAGATCACAGATCTAGAAGATGGACAGCTGAGCCTGTAGCTCAGCGGCCGATTCTACCAGCCGTTGAAAATTCTGTTCTAGTTCCTGGGCCGAAGCCACCACATCACGATTGACCACATGAAAAGCTCTACCGCCCACGGCACGCCACTCGATGCAGTTGGTCAGGCGATCATCGACTAAGATGTCTCCCGGACGGCAGTGATGTTGTTTGTCATGACTGTAGGGACCAAAATGTACGGCAATGTCAGGAAAATGATCCTGTACCCAAAGAATCTTGTCGTACTGTGCCCAAGGCATGTCATTGAGCCTGGGAATGGCCGTTAAGAACAGCAGCCGCCAGCCCAATCGATCTCTGTACTGTCGTGCGGTGTTGACCAACTGCCAGCAGCCCGCCATAGGTGGCAGATCACGATAAAAGCGTTCTATGTCACGAATCTTTGGCCATTCATCGCCCACAAAACTGAAAATTCCATCTTGTGTATAGCCGGATAGATCACGTCCTAGGTGCTGTGCGGCCATGGCATCAAAGTCTGCTACCACGCCATCCATGTCAAGATACAGTGTTGGTGTCATAAAAATCCCCGTAGTATAGACCATTACTTAGCTGTAAAAACAAAATGGACCGCGATTAAACGGTCCATTTGGCCATATACAGTAGAACTGCTGCTAGTCTAGCTCGACGCAGTCGATCCAGCACATGATCAGGAAGATCATCAGCAGCAGAGCCTACAGCAACTTCTGGACGACGATAGCCCGTGTGTAGGTCCAGGTCCTCAACGGTGGTGCCATCGTCATCATCATCCCAACAGAGATTACTTAGCGGCCGGTGCTGTGGTGGCAGCAGGCGTAGCAGCCTTTGCGTCGGCTTTGGCAGGAGCCGCACCTTCACTTTTGGCAGGCTTAGCAACGTCATGCTTGTCCTGTTTGGTAACTGCATCAGTTTTGGCAGGTGCAGCAGCGGGAGCGGCCGGTGCCTTGGCTGGCTCAGCGGCAAAAGCGGTAGCGGCAAATAGACCAGCGATTAGAGTTGCGATTGTTTTCATTTTAGAACTTCCTTTAAGTTTATATTATGCACAGAAA